AATAGTGCAATCAGGAATCTGAGTCCAATCGCAAGCAAGCAACAAAGCATTGCGTGTGGCTCTCAGTTGTGCCATTGCAGAGTCTTTGGCTGCTTGGATTTCTTCAGCACTCATGTCAGCCACTTCAACGACAGAGACAAACTCACCATCGTCATAGGCAGAGCATGAAACCAACTTCTGAGTCAGACTGTCATGTGCTTTAAAGGCATTGACCTTCTTGGCATTGTTGGCAGTTAAGAATTCATCACTTGGGCCGTTGCTATTAAATGATGTATTGGCAAACAGTTCACGATAATCGCCTACTGTAATGGGGCTAGTTAAGATTGCAATTTGCATGATGTTCCTTAATATGGGCCTGTATCTGAGAAAGCAGCAGTTGGTGCTGTGAAGTTTGCTGTGTATCGGGCATAGCCTTTGGTGATGCGGAGGTCATCTATGTAGCCCTTAAAATTTCTATCGCCAACATTTCCTGAGCCAATAATTACACCGCCTATCGGGGAATATGAATTGTTATTAGTAGAGTTTGACCCTACTTGAGTGCCGTTTACAAATGCTCTTGCTGTACCACTACTGCGAGTATATGCAATGTGATACCAAACACCCGCAGTTGGTGTAAATGATGAGAATGTGCTATCCCATGCTGTGTCTACTCGACCAATTCTTAATGTTCCTTCTAAATAGGAAAAGTCAAAACCAGCAGTGCCTACGCTACCAAGAAAACCACCATCTGCTACAGTGGCAGTCCAATATGCCCAACATTCAACAGTAAAGTCGCCCGTTCCAAATGCAAGGTTTGGAATATTTGCGCCTCTTAAATAATCCCCTGTACCATCAAACGATAAAGACCCTGTTCCATACTTCTTAACACTTGTAGAAATCTGTGCGTTACCCACAGTTTCTAAGTCGTTCATCATGGCGTTGTCAAAGATTGCGCCATTGGTGAAGTTGGTAAGCAAAGATGTGCCACTTATAGCTGTCAATGGTGCAGTTGGAGGCGTAAACGCAGATGTATAAACCGCAGTGCCTTTAACTACACGCAGATTGCTGACATAGCCTTGGAAAGGATACGAGCCAGCAGTAAAGTAGTCGCCCACCCTAATTCTGTCGTTGTTTGTCAAATTTGTTGATAAGGTTGATGTGCCTTGGCTTGTTCCATTTACCCAAAGAGTCAAAGTCGTTCCACTACGAACAATTGCCACATGATGCCATTGTGCAATTGCAAAAGATGAAGACGATGTTATTTGTACAGAGCCTGTTATTACTTCAAACTTACCTGATGTAACAACACCATAAGCAATGGAAGGATTGTTTTCTTGACCAGATGACCGAGGCTCGTAAATGATTGTTCCATTAGAACGAGACAAGTACACCCAAAGTTCAGATGTAAAGTCTCCTGTACCAAATGCAAACGCAGAACTAGTTGGTGTATCAAGGTAGTCCCCACTACCATCAAAGTACCCAGACCCACCAATCACACTTGTGGAGTAGGCGGTAGAAGTACCAAATGGGTTGAAGCGTTGAACGCTTGTGTTGCCGTTGACTGTGATTGTTTTAGGGCTTGCGCTGTTATCAACAAATCTATTGCTCTGGCAAGTCAAAAAAGAAGTGTTTGTGATTGCTGTTAAATTTGTGGTGCTTGGGGTAAAAGCAGTTGTGTAAACCGCAGTTCCTTTGACGATGCGAAAATTAGAAATATAACCACTAAAGGGTTGGTCTGTTCCAGTAGTGTGCAAAGGTGCGCCAATTCTTGTACCGCCTACAGCCCCATTAACAGTTCCAGAAAATGTGCCTGTTGCTCTGGATGTTCCATTCACATAAACAGTAATGCTTGTTCCACTTCTAACTACTGCAATGTGATTCCATGAATTTAATGGGACATAAGTTGAAATGCCACCAATGTTGACGTTATTTACATAAACTGTGTCATAGATTCCACCAATTGTTCCAAGTCTAATCATTACTCCATCTGTATACAAACCAATTTCAGTAGCAACACCATTGTTTCCTCTTTCTGTTTGGTACACCCAACATTCAACAGTAAAGTTACCAGTAAAAGAAAAAGCAGAATTTGCAGAAGAATCAAGCCAATTTCCAGAAGAAAAGTAATTAGACCAATTAGACCCATAAGGAGAGAAAGAACCTTGGGTTGTATTTCCAAAACGGGTAACTGTGAAGTTGTTTGTACAGTTGTCTACAAATGTATTGTTTTGTGCGCCATTAGTGCCATCGCCATGCAATAGCATAGTGACTTGGTTAAATTGTGCGTCTGGCCCTGCGCCAGAAACTGAATCTGTTTTAGATGCTGCAAACATTTATCAGTCCTTATGGTGTGTAATTCTGACCAACAACAACACCATACCAGTTTGTGCCATCAGCAAAGAAAGAATAAATATCTTGTCTGCTTGCAGTTGCTGTGATTGTGGGATTTGTACCACCGGGCCACTTAACAGTTGACCAAGTAACTGTGCGTGAGCCTGTTCCATCTTGCTTCAAGAACATGATGAACGACTTACCACTTGTAGCCGTTGGCATTGTAATAGTTGCATTGCCTGTCAAGGTAATGATTTGTACTGTGCCGTTGGTCAAAGCAATAGTAATGGCAGTAGAACTGTTAGCCGTGAATGGAGTCTCTACATAGTTGGTGACAGTTGGGTTTGTCAAGACGGGAGTCGTAAGAGTCTTGTTAGTAAGCGTTGCAGAGGCAGAATCTTTAGTAGCATCAGAAGTATTATCAACATTACCTAAACCTACATCACCCTTAACAATACCTGTTGGTGTGTTAACGACAGGGCTTGTCAGAGTTTTGTTTGTAAGTGTTTGACTATCTGTAGTTCCTACAACAGTTCCTGCTGGAAGTGTTGGAGTCCCTGATATTTCTGAGTATGCAATAGTTCCATCAGACAGGGGATTACCTGTTGATACAAAATTACCTAGTGTTCTTGCTTTAGTCATCTATATTTACTCCGGTTGTGTAGGCCACACGATAGTCCAAGGGAAACCAGACTGAGTAGGCACATCTCTCAATGCTTGGCAATAGTCTTTCCATGCTTGTGATGGAGTCATATCGCTACGAAATCTCCAATCAGTTTCTTTCAGCTTGTCATCACGAGTCTGACGAACACTCTTAGCCTGTTCAGCATCTTTAGAAGCCTTGTATGCAGTCTCATGCTCAAGGGCTGTAGTTGTTACGCCCTCGACAGTAGTATCGGTAAACACAGGGCCAAGCACATACTTGGTGTACCACTTGCCATCTACTTGTTCGACACCAGAGGCTTGAGAGTATTGGTAAACAGTACCGCCTGTTGCTTGTGGGCCTTCAAAGACTACATCAGCACCCAAAGCAGTTAAGACTTCAGTTGTTGTTATGTCCCATGATGGGCCACCATTGGCTTTTGTGTATGCACGAAATTCACTTTCGTACATTACTTGTCCTGTTGATTGAATTCGTACTTGCATTTTAATTACCTCAAGCAATTGCTAAAAAGATGAATGTTCCACCACTTGCATTGATGGCGGCTGGCGCAGTTGAGCTAAGTTCAAACCCTGCGCTATATGTGTCAATGTAGTCGGTAGATGTTACTTCAGCGGCTGTGCTATTCAAAAGCAAGTAGGGGTCATTGCCACTCACAATACCTCGTGCTGAGTCCCACACATACCAATCACCAGTTGAGTCTGTGCGCTTGATAAGAACAAACCTTGCCCCTGCTGTAAAGCCACAATCAATTTGCTTTGTAGTTGCTGTGCCTGTATATGAGCCTACTTTGGAAACACCAGCACAAGTTGCAAATAAATAGGCTATATAAGTTCTGCCAGAACTATTAACTCCTGACAATGTTCCTACAGAAAACACAGACGATGTTGGTGTTGTGTTGTTCCAATAGGTGTTTGTGGCGGGGGCATCATTTGTAAAGAATAAAGCCTTGGTATTTCCTACCGAAGAAGAATAAATAGTCCAAGCTGAAACATTGCTTCTTGATTTCACAATTATTAACTCAGGAGTAACTCCTAAGTTATGCGTAAAAGTTGTAGCACTTCCTGTTCCTGTATAACAAACAACATCGTGGAATGATGGCGCACGCCTAAAACATTCGTAAATTTGATTTCCAGTTGTGGATGCTGATTGAGCAACTTGTGTGTTCGAAGTCCAATAAGAAGCCAAATTATTTGAAAATGAATCTTCTGTATTTGTAAGACCATCAGATGCACCTAACAATCTAGCAGTCAGAAATTTGTTTTCTGCTGTTGATTGCTTTGTCCAAAAATAAGTATCTACTGGAAAACTTGGAGTAACTACTGCATAAGAAGTCCCACCAATTGTTTGAACAGAATAAGATGTTTGTGGACTAAACACACTCGTTCCACTCGTAGGCACTTTCATCGGGCCTCTACGAATGGCAACATAAATATATGTAGCACCACCAACAACACCGCCAACATTAAAACCTGTACTAGATGCTCGACATTCGTCACCATCAGATTCTGCATCGGTTAAATTAGGCACTAACTTTTTAGAATATGCTGGCCCTTGGGTAACAAGCAAACCTCTCATGTTGTCAAACAACATCCAACTTTCAGCACCACTAGATTTTTTCATCAAAACCCATTGCGCTTCATACCCAAGATTTACAGTTGCATTTCCAGAACCATCAGTCGTAAACGACCCACACGAAACCACATTGTCTGTACCAGTCAGACCAAAGCCTCCTGCGTCATGGGCGAATAGGTAGGCTACATAAGTTTGTCCAGTTTCGTTTGTGTTAGCCGCATCCCCTAATGAAAAAACTGTACTAGTTGGTGCGGTGCTATTCCAATATTTAGCTGGAGTGTTTCCACCGCTTCCTGAACCAGCGGCATCTGTAGCGTTTAATGTAAGGAATTGTGAAGCACCAATGCTTCTGTGATAAGCCACCCAACCACCTGGCTGAGATGTGCATTTAATCAGCATGAATCCAACAGTAGCATTTAAGCTGTGAGAAACAGTTCTTCCTATATTTCCATCACCTGTATAAGTCACAACATCAAAGAACTTTGGTTGCTTGCGGAATGTCCATGAGGCGTAAGTTACAGCGTTATAATTAGTTCCCCTTGTTGTCGCTGTTGTGCCACCTTGCTTTACAGTAAAACCATTAGTATTAAAAGCAGACAAAAAATCATAAGAAGCACCAAGGTCTTCAGCCGCATTTAAATTACTAGCTAATCCTTGATTGTTTGATGC